ATTTATTGACCCGCACTTTATGGATGAGTTTTGGAAATCAGTTATTCCTATTGTATCATCTGGTAAGAAGACAAAAATTTTTATGGTTAGTACCCCAAATGGTACTGGTAATAAATTTTACGAAATATACTCAGGTGCTGAAAAACAAACTAATGGTTGGCATGCTGAAAGAATTGACTGGTGGGATGTACCCGGAAGAGGTGAAAAGTGGCGCAAGCAAATGGTTGCTGCTCTTGGTTCAGATGAAGCTTTTCAACAAGAGTTTGGTAATACGTTTCTTGATTCTGGTAACTCAGCGGTTGGAGCTTCAGTTATTGAAAGATTTAAAGAGCAGAAAAAACCAGCTATACATACAAGTGATGAAGGCGCGTATAAAGTTTTTGAAGTACCGGACATCAATAAACTTTATGCAATTGGAGTTGACGTCGGCGAGGGTATTGGTAGAGCTGCCTCTGTAGCACAGGTTATGGACATAACCGATCTTACAAATATTAAACAAGTTGCAGTCTATGGTACAAACGTTGTTGAGCCTTATCACTACGCAAACAAATTAGTTAATCTTTGCTCCCAGTGGGGTAACCCACCTCTACTTGTAGAAAGAAATAATTGCGGCGCACAAGTCATTGATGCTCTCTTTCATAAACACATGTATGAAAAAATTGTCTCATGCTCAAAATTAGCTAATACCGGTTCATTTTCTAATACAAGACATTTAGGAATTTTGTCTCATAATAATTTACGTTTTGCCGGAGTTGCTAATATGCGTTACTGGGTAAACTTTTTACAAGTGGTTCATATTAACGACCTCGACACCATTAAGGAGTTTGAAACTTTTATTAGATATCCAAATGGCACTTACAGAAAAAAGAATGACCTATTTTATGATGACAGAATTATGTCCCTTGTTTGGGCTCTGTTTATTTTAGAACCAGAAATTTGTCAGCAATATTTTAACATTAATGAAAATGACGATCAAAATAAACCTCTTAAAATATCTGACAATGGTTATTATGAGGTAGATAAAAGTTTATATAAAATAAAAGACTTAAATAATAGTAACAACATAACTACTCTAGGCATTGATGATAATCAAAGGTATCTACCACTTGTTTCTGAAAAAGATTATGAAAAAATGTTTGATACTTCAGATATGGACGACTTAATGTCTCAGGGTTGGAAACCAATGTAATATGCCAGATAACGACCTTTGCGAAACACCTCAACCTACCCAGCAATCTGTTCTTAATAGAACAGGTAAAGATAAATTTGTACTGGTTTTAAACTTACCGCAAATTTTACAGGAACAAACTAATACTAATCCACTTATTAATTTAAACTCTCTTCAAATTAGTGTATTTGGAGCAGTTGTGCCTACTATACAAATACCTAGTACAGAACTTCCTTTTGCAGGACAAACATACAATATTACTAGCATGGTTCGACCAAATTATGCTCCTTTATCTGTGAATTTTGTTGTTGATAATAACTTTAAAAACTATTGGTTATTATGGAAATGGTTAACATATTACAATGACCCTAAAACCGGGGAGTATGGTAAAAATTTTCAAGACTCAAGACAAAAACGTATACAGAGAGGCAATTTAAAAGAGTATCAAACTAACATTTCTGTATTAGGGCTAAATGAATACAATCAACAAATAATAGAGTTTATATACTATAATTGCTTTATAACTTCATTAGGAAGTATTAGTTATAACTACCGAGACCCTGAGATTATAGAGTCTTCAGCAGAGTTTCAATTTAGTCAATTTGACGTAAAACTTTCTACTTAACTTAAAAAAATATTCCAAAAAAGACTAAATAATAATATAACATATGGCACGTATAATCAATTCTCCAGGCGTTCAAATCACAGAAACTGATCTTTCTGTAACTCAACAATTTGGCGGTGCAACTAATATTTTTGTAGCAGGCTTTGCTTCTCAAGGGCCTACAGATGAAGTTCTACAAATTACAAGTATTTCGGAACTCGAACAAGTTTTCGGTACCCCACAAACACCTGCTGAAAGATATTTTTATCATTCAGGTAAAGAAATTTTACAGTCCTCAGCTAACCTTTTAATAACAAGACTGCCATATGGAGCAGGTGCTGGGGAAGGTTTTGGTTCTCAGTATGGAGCCTTATTTTACCCAGTTGTTTCATCAAACTCAGGTTTTCAGCTTGGTGCCCCAGTATCTAAAAGTTTATCTCAATTAGAGTATGATAATCTAGTTCAAAATAACTTTGCATGGTCTGATATTACTAGCGGTACTGGTCTTTCAAGTCTTACTACATATGTTGCCAATTCTTCAGTTACAACCACTTCTGAATTTTCAGCAGCGGTTCTAAGCAATATTATTGCCGTTGACCCTTCTCCTGCAACATACTCAGTTATATACAATAGTGCAAGTTCTGTAACATTTACGTTCCAAGTTACACTTTCAACTATTACATTTGATTCTGTTGCCTCTTTTGACGGTACTACCGCAAATGCAGGTATAATCGTTTTAAACAAGGCTCAAACCACTATTAACGAAAAATTTGAAGGTTATTATATAGCAATTACAGATAATAGTGGTTATGGTGCAAATACTGATTTCAATGCAGTAAACACACTTTATAGTCTTACCGCAGACGAAGGTTTCTATTCAGTACCAGCTGCTCGTCTTGGGTTTGCTCTTTCTGCAACTAAAGAAGAAATCGGTTCAGAATCAATGTCAGAAGCATTAGAATTTGTACCAACATTTAATTTTAGTGATCAATATTACAGAGATTCAGTTGTTTTAGGCATCTTTAAAGTACGCAACTCTGCATACGAACCACAAACTTTAACTTACAGTTTAGCTGAAGCGTTTATTGGTTCGCTAGATTCTCAAAAGAAAACAGTTGCAACAATTGGTGGCACACCAAAATCTTTTTACTTAGAGGACACAGTTAACAATAACTCTTCTAATGTAATGGTAATGGTTAACCCAAGAATTTCCCGCTTTACAAATTGGACAAGTGTATCATCAAATAATCCTGCTAAAGAAGTAATAACACCTGTTAAAGCAGTTTATCCTATCGGTGCTTACATTCCAACATATCAGTCAGCTTCTAATAAAGAAGTCGGAGACACTCTTGCAAAGCTACAACGAGCCTTAACTCATATTGAAACACCAGAGTCTATTACAGTAGATATTATTGCGGATGCAGGCTTATCTACAATTCACGCTATGACCTCTGGAGGATCGTTTGATGACTCTGTTCAAGTTGTAGAAGCAGATTTAACAAATGCAAGCTCAACTCTTGTTTCCAGATGGAGAGGGGTGTTTAATACATTCAATACATTCGTACAAAACGTTCGCAAGGATTGTGTATACATTGCAGACGCTTTAAGACCTGTTTTTGTTAAAGGTGAAAATACCAAGAAGCTAGCAATTCGTACTAACACATTCTCCCAGAATATATACCAACCATTAAGAGTACATTTTGAATCCGTTAATACTAACTACGCTGCAGTTTACGGTAACTGGCTAAGAACATATGACTCATTTGCTGATAAAGGCGTATGGGTACCTTCTTCAGGATACGTAGCCGCTGTATATGCTCGTTCTGATGCAGCAACCCATCCATGGTTCGCACCAGCTGGTTTTACACGTGGTACAATTAACAATATCACTGATATTGCGTTTAACCCTAACCAAAAACAACGTGACTTTTTATACACAATAAGTATAAATCCAATTGCGTTATTCTCTGGAGACGGATTTGTAGTATTTGGTCAGAAGACCCTACAAAATAAACCATCAGCATTTGATCGTGTAAATGTTCGTAGATTGTTCTTAGCGCTCGAACGCTCAGTACAAAATACATTAAAATACTATGTATTTGAACCTAATACAGAGTTTACAAGAACAAGATTGCGCAGCGCTATTTCACCAATATTTGATTTAGCTAGAAATACACAAGGTTTATTTGATTACCTAATCGTGTGTGATGAAAGAAATAACACACCCGATTTAATCGATCGCAATGAACTAGCAGTAGACATTTATATTAAACCAACCCGTGCTGCAGAGTTTATCTTAGTAAACTTTATAGCAACACGTACAAATCAAAACTTCTCTGAGGTAATTTAATAAATATATAAAAGAATATGGCTACACAAACACAGACAATAATTGATTTTTACGATCAGGTACAAGATAGAGATTTCGCACGTCAGTTTCAATTTCGTTTGAAATTACTTGCAAATACAAATTTCGGTAACGAAGAGTTTGTATATCTCGAAACAGCTAATTTACCAGGTCGCGCAATCACAAATATTCCAGTACCCTTCATGGGTTTACAATTCAATGTACCTGGTACAGCAACATACCCAGGTTCTGATGCATGGAATGTTACATTCAGATGTGATCAAAACTATGATATTAGAGCAGCATTAGAGAATGCTACATTTAACACATTTGATGATTCAACATCCCAAGGTGATTACAATATTGCTCGTAGAAGTTCACGTGTCATTATCGATTTATTAGGTAAAAACCCGAATACAATTATTCGTCAGTATACTTTAATGGGCGCTTATGTTGTATCTGTAGGTGAATCAACCTATAATTTAACAGACGCTGGTACAATTGTAACGGTTCCTGCTACACTAGCTTATCAATATTGGAGAGTAACTGATGTCGATACTGAAAGTATTGATCCAGATTCTACTACAGTATCTTTTGACACAAATATAAATAGAGCAAAATAATTTAGCGTATAAATAATAATGCTAAATTATGGCAGAAAAGCCTGGACAATTTAATAGTCAAATACCCTTATTTCTTGACAGTTTCTTATCTAACTTTGAAACTGCAATACCTAAAGGCGCTCAGTGGGTTCTTTTCTTTGACGGTTTAGAGGATATTGTAGATGTTATATTAAACACAATTAGAGAAAGAGAGCCCCGTGGGTGGGATATTGAAGCTTTAGCCAATAAAATTGGTAAAAACCCCGTAATACAAACTTCTAAAGGATGCTTGTTTGCACAAGCAGTAGATATACCTGGTGAAAGTATTGTTGCTAATCCTGAAGGAATTCAAATGAATGGATTCTTAAGAACCACAACAGGTAATGGTCGTGGAGACTATTCGTCAGGAATTAGAATTGCTTTTTTAGAGACAAATTACAGCTTTGTAGATACTGTAATTCGCCCATGGGTTATTACAACGGGGCATTTAGGTTTAATAGCAAGACCTCCCGAACAACAATATAGATGTGACATTTATGTTTATAAGTTAGGGGTAACTGTAGGACCTATTTATAACAACAATGGTACTGTTAAACAAGAAGGTCGTCCCCCAGTAGTGCTACAAAAATATAAATTTCATGGAGCATGTCCTGTTTCTATTTCCGGAGAAGAATACAATTACTCTCCTGCTACAGGACCGGTAATTAGAGAAACAACATTTGTATATGACTATTATACTGTTTCTCATGAATTAGGTGATTTAGCTTAATAGAGTAGCTAATAGGTAGTTAGACTCCTAAGTATTTGCACATGCAAGGGTTTACTACAAAAATAGATCTCTTACACAGAAGTGTTTTTATTAAGGAACTTAAAGTAAAACATTTTAAAATACTTCTTAAAGTTCTTATTGGAGATGAACCCGATATTGATAACGTTTATACAAATTTAACAAACGTATTAACAGACACAACCTCTCTTACTGTAACTGAAATTGATAATTTATCAATAATAGATTATCTTTTATTAATAATAAATTTACGGTGTATTAGTATAGGTAGTACAATACAACTTGAAATAACTGATACTAAAAATACAAAATTATCTTTAAATCTTTACCGTATAATAGAAACTCTCAAAGGGGCTGCAAACATAGACTTAAATCAGAATTTTGACAAATTGAAATTAGAATTTCAATTTATATCAGCTAAAGATTACTTAATGCCTAAGTTTTATAAAAATGAACTACTTGCTTTAAAGCCTTATATAAAAACTTTTAATATAAAAAATAACGAATCGATAGATATATCAAGTCTAGATGATATTGTATATCTACAGTTACTTGAATCTTTACCTGTTCATTACAGTGCACCTATTTTTAAAAAAATTACATCTATAGTACAGAATTTAAACAATTTAAATCTACTTGAATATTTAGCTAATAAAAATATGTCTTTATATTTTAGTCGTTACACGTTTGGTTTCTTTTTACAAATACTTTTTAGCAAAAATCTCCAACCATTATATGAAAATATTTTTGCTTTAGCAAAATTTGCAAACATATCTCCTGAATATATTGAAGAATGCACCCCCGGAGAATATACTCTTTTTGTAAAACTCTTAGAACGTATTTTAAAAGAACAAAATGCTCAACGTCAAACAATAAATTCTCTACCACCTATAAACAAAGAAAATCCGAACTTTATGTAGACTTTTAAGTTTTGCAGCTTAAATTAATTAAATGGCTAATAACATTGATAATGTTTTAAAGTTTTTAAACGATCTTAGTGTATCTACAAGCTTTAATATAACAGTTCCGTCAAGTAATACAGAATTAACTTTCAAGCAACTTAACACCGAGCAGCTTAAACAGCTTTTAGAAACTATTGCAGATAACTCTGCATTTAATAACAACTTTAATATTGTTTTTTATAGTATTTTAAAAAATAACTTATTAACTCCAAATATAGATATTAATAATTTAACAGTATATGATGCCCAGTATATAGCATTACAAATTCGAGCCAATAGTTTATCAGAGAAATTAACCGTGTATTTTACAGATGACGAAACACAAACTTATCAATTACCCAGTAACAAACACGAAATAAATCTTAAAGAGTTTATAAGCCACAAAAAATTAAATCCTATTTTAGAAGAAACTATAACTGAAAATAGCGTGCTATTAACTTGTAAGACTCCAACAATAAAAGATGAAAACGACTTTATAAAGTATTTCACAAGCAATCTTAATACGTTATTAGACAAACAATTACAAAATGTTATTGGAGAGATTTTTTTATATGAAATTGTAAAAAGTATAAAAGATACCACTATTAATAATATTAAAACAGATTTTTCTGAAATTACGTTTAAAGATAGAGTAGAAATTGTAAAACAACTACCAACTACTTTAACAGGCAAAATAATTAATTTTATTGAAAAATATAAACAATCTTTATATGATTTATATCTCGTTGATATACAAACAGAAGTACAAGAACAAAAAATTATTCTTCAAAAAGAGCTACCATTTAACGCAACTCTTTTTAATTATTAAAGTTTTATCACTTAAATATTTATGTGATAGGTAGTTTACCAAAACCAATACAGAACGATTTTGATACAATAGTAATAGATTTACTATCTCGTTATAGTGTAGAAAATAAATCAGTTCAAAAATTTGTTAAAACTGTTGCACAACAAGTAAGAGATATAAATCGTATATCCCGTATATTAAAACCAGCTAAAACAAATACCGGTCGGGATCTATCTCAAAATAACAAAGATAATACCGGTGAAACACAAAAAACAGATAAACCTAATTTTTTAACTCGTTTCGAAAATTTACAAAACACATTCAATAAGGGTGGACTTTTAGGTGTTTTTTTTGAATATTTAAAAAATAGACAGCCAGATGCTAAAGCAAAAATAACTACCCCTGAAACTTCTAAACTCAAACAAATAGAAACACCTACACAAGAAACTACTCCTTTAATCAAACCTGTTGAACAAAAAACAGAAATTATTGAAAAAACCGTTACCCAACTTGAAAAATTACAAAATGAATTTAATAACGAGGGTCTAATAAACATAGTACAAAATATTTTTAATCTACTTAAAAACCGTTCAGTAGAAGAATCATCCGCCCCTACAAAAAAGTTTAAAAAAGATACAATAAACCCGACTGTTACCACTAAAACATATACTACTGATAGTCAAACAAATAAAACAGATGTTCTATCATTACAGCCTCAAAATACAAATTTTTCTACAATCAATCCAACAACTACACAAACCACTAACAACAAATCTATATCTTTAAATAGTACAAATATTTCTGAAGGAGGTACTCAAGCCCAAGCTCAAAATGTTTTAGAGGATGAAATAAGTGTTATATTAGGGGGTATAAATGACGAAGGAGAAAAAGATTTAAAACGCATTTTAAAAGATATTTTTGAAGAAATAGTACCAGTAGAAACAAGAAAAGGAAGAGGTGGCCTTGGAGCATCTATGACCGAGGGAGATGCTGCAGTTGCTGACGGAGGAGGGAATTTCAGTTTATTAGACATGATAGGAGCTGGAAGTTTACTTAAAAGAGGAGGCAGTTTAATAAAAAAAACTTTTGGTGGTGCTAAAAATTTAATAAAAGGCGCAGGTCGAGGTATTGCATCTTTAGGTCGTGGTGCTCTAGCTTTAGGTCGTATGCCAGTTGGTACTGCTTTGAGTGGCGGCGGTGGAGCTGCTGGTGTTTTAGGAGCTGGAGCTGCTGTTGCTGGAGGTGAATTAATAGGCGGACAAATAGGTAAATCTATCATTTCAAATGAAAAATTTAGTGAATACTGGTATGGTGATAAAGAAGCAGGAAAAAAATCA